CACAGTCGGCGGCCTTTTCGCCGCTGGAGCACTTAATAGCGCTGTATTTGGCATCGGCGCCAGCTTGGTGCTCGGCGGCGTCGCGCAGCTGCTCACGCCCGTGCCGCGAACAGTGCCGCCAGGCTCCACCAGCGACACGGTGAAAGATCCCCGCAAGAGCTACAGCTTCTCAGGCATCCAGAACACCAGCCGCCAGGGCCTGCCTGTGCCGATCGTCTACGGCGAGACCCTGGTGGGCTCGGTGGTGATCTCGGCCGGCATTGACACCGTGCAGGTGGCCGGATGAGCAGGATCGCCGGTGCTGGTGGTGGTGGCGGATGCTTTCTCGGGCACACGCTGATTCGCACGCCTGACGGGCAGCGTCCGATCGAGGCGCTGCAGCCAGGCGACCTGGTGCTCAGCTTCGACGATCGCGGCAAGCTGCATCACGCCAAGATCCTCAAGGTTCACGTCCACGAAGGCGAGCGGGTGAACCGCTATCGCCTCTGGGGCGGTGCCGTCTTGGATGCCACGGCCAACCACTGGGTGCTGAACCAGTTCAACGCCTTCGTGGAGATCGACACGCTCGGCCCCGACGATTGCCTGGTGGATGAGAACGGCCACCTGCGTCCGATCGTGGACCGCGCTGAGTTCTGCGTCGGCACCGTCTACAACCTTACCGTCGAGGGGCATCACACTTTCATCGCCGGTGGGATCCGGGTTCACAACGCCGGCCTCGGCCTCGGCATTGCTGGCGCAGGCGGTGGTGGCGGCGGCAAAGGCGGTGGTGGCGGCGAAACCTACACGCCTACCGAGGCTGGCGACAGCCTCAACTCGGCGCAATACGCGCAGGTGGTGGACCTGATCAGCGAAGGCGAGATCGAGGGTCTGAAGAATGGCCTGCAGTCGATCTTCCTGAACGACACCCCGCTGCAAAACGCAAACGGTACTTTCAACTTTCAAAACGTCACGGTCAACACGCGCAACGGCACGCAAGCGCAAACCGCCATCCCGATTTCGGCGGATGTAGAAAACGAGCTGCCGGTCGGCCTGCAGGTAAACGAAGGCACACCGATCACTCGGACGATCACTGACACCGACGTGGATGCGGCGCGAATTACCATCACCATTCCTCAGCTTCAAACTTTCACAGACAACGGCGACATTGAGGGGTCGCAGGTCGGCGTTCAGATCTTTGTTCAGTACAACGGCGGCGGGTTTACCAACGTTCTAGGCGACACGATTTCTGGCCGCACCGCCGACGCATATCAGCGCGACTATTTAATCAACCTGAGTGGCGCGTTTCCTGTAGACATTCGGGTTCAGCGCGACCGGCCGGACAGCATCAGCGCCAAGGTCATAAACGCCTTCAGCTGGACCAGCTACACCGAGATCACCTACGCCAAGCTGCGCTACCCCAACAGCGCGCTGGTCGGGCTGCGGGTGGACGCTGAGCAGTTTTCGAGCATTCCGAGCCGCACCTACCTAGTGCGCGGCATCAAGGTACGAATCCCGAACAACGCCACGGTGGACGCGGCCACCGGCCGGTTGATCTACGCCGGCATCTGGAACGGCACGTTCGGCGCTGCACAGTGGTGCTCGGACCCGGCTTGGATCCTGTGGGATCTGCTCACCTCAACCCGCTACGGCTTTGGCGATCACATCCAGGCCGCGCAGCTCGACAAGTGGGCGTTCTATGCCGCGAGCCAGTACGCCTCCGAGCTGGTGCCCAACGGCTTTGGCGGCACCGAGCCGCGCTTCTCCTGCAACGTCAACATCCAGACCGCCGAGGAGGCCTACAAGCTCATCAACGATCTGTGCTCCACCTTCCGGGCGATGCCCTACTGGAGCACCGGCGCGCTGACCATCAGCCAGGACAAGCCGGCCGACCCGGCCTATCTGTTCACGCTGGCCAATGTATTGGAGGAGGGCTTTAGCTACCAAGGCGGCAGCCTTAAGACACGCCCGACGGTAGCAGTGGTCAGCTACCTCGACCTGAGCCTGCGCGACATTGCCTACGAGGTGGTCGAGGATCAGACCGCGATCGCCAAGTACGGCGTGGTGACCACCGAGGTGTCGGCTTTCGCTTGCACCTCCCGCGGGCAGGCTTCGCGCATCGGCGAATGGCTGCTCTACTCCGAGCAGAACGAATCCGAGGTGGTGACGTTCACCGCTTCGATCGACGCCGGCGTGCTGGTGCGCCCCGGCCAGGTGATCAACATCTCCGACCCGATGCGCGCCGGTGCCCGTCGTGGCGGCCGGATTGCAGCCGCAACCACCACCACGATCACGGTGGACAACGCCACCGACCTATCGCCATCAGGCGGCACTCTTTCGGTGATCCTGTCCGACGGCACGGTGCAGAGCCGCGGCGTGGCCAGCATCGCTGGCACCACGGTGACGCTCGCATCGGCGCTGCCTTCTGCTCCAAACGCGAACAGCATCTGGATCTACGAGACGCCGAACATTCAATCTTCGACCTGGCGGGTGCTCAGCGTGGCCGAGCAGGATCAGGCGCAGTACCAGATCACGGCGCTCGCCTACAACGCCTCGAAGTACGACTACATCGAGCGCGGCCGCCCGCTGTCGCAGCGCGACATCACCGACCTCAACGTCATCCCCGAAGCACCCATCAACCTGCAGGCCGTTGAGGCGCTCTACGAGAGCAACGGCCGGGTGCTGTCCAAGCTGGTCGTGAGCTGGCAGCCGGTGGTCGGCGTCAACCAGTACCGCTACCGCTGGCGGCTGCAGAACGGCAACTGGTCAACGTCCACGCAGCAGCGGCCCGATTTCGAGATCTTCGACACCACGCCAGGCCGCTACGAGATCGAGGTCTACAGCGTCAACGCAGCGCTGCGCTCGTCGGTGTTGCCGGCCAAGCTCACATTCAACGTCTTCGGCAAGACGGCCCCGCCGGCTGATGTGACCGGCGTCTCGCTGGTGCCGATCGACCAGGCCAGCGCGATCATCAGCTGGACGGCCTCAACCGAGCTCGACGTCAAGATCGGCGGCAAGGTGCTGATCCGCCACACGCCGCTCTTGGTCGGCGCCATCTGGGAAGACACCGTCGAGATCGTGCCGGCCGCTTCCGGCAACCAGACCCAGAAGCAGGTGCCGCTGCTTGAGGGCACCTACCTGCTCAAGTTCGAGGACGACGGTGGCCGGCGCTCGCCGAACGCCACGCTGATCGTCGCTGACCTGCCGACGCCGCTGCCGCGCCTGCTGGTGCAGACCTACGCGGAAGATCAGGAGACGCCGCCGTTCTCGGGCAACCTCACTGACATGTTCTACAACGAGGAGCTGGACGGCCTCGTGATCAGCACCGGCCCGCTAGTCGATGACCTTGCCCCGAGCGGGCAAGAGTCCCTGCTGCTTGAAGAGTCCCCCTTTAACGACCTTTACACTTTGGGCTACGGCGAGGCTGCATCCGGCTCTGGAGCAGGGTGGGACGGTTTAACCACGATCGACAGCCCGCTGCCGCCGGAATACGGCGAGTACGAGTTCGGCTCGACGCTGGACATGGGCGGCGTGTTCGACATCAACTTGCAGCGGCGCTTCCTGACCCGCGCGATCCTGCTGACCGGGCTCTGGGATGAGAAGGTCGAGCTGATCGACAGCTGGTCTGAGATCGACGACGGCAACCTCGACTCAGTGAACGCGCGCCTCTACGTGCGCAGCACCACTGACAACCCGGCCGGCACCCCCACCTGGAGCACCTGGCGCGAGTTCGCCAACGCGATCGTGCGCGGCCGCGGCTTCCAGTTCAAGACGATCGCCACCAGCAACGACCCCAACGTCAACATCCTGATCGACGAGCTCGGCTGCGCGGTGGAGCTGCAGCAGCGCACCGAGCAGTCGGCCACGCTGACCAGTGGCGCCGGCACCTATTCGGTGACCTTCGCCGAGGCCTTCTACCAACCCCCTAGCATTGGAGTGACGGGCTACGACATGGGCACCGCTGACTACTTCACGATCGGCTCCGTGACGCGCACGGGATTACAGGTAACCTTTAGGAACAGTGGCGGGACCGCCGTGAGCCGCCAGTTCACCTACACTGCAATCGGCTACGGCCGGGAGATCGTCTGATGGCTCAGCACGACTACAACATCGCCAACCAGTCCGGCCAGGCGTTCCGTGCTGACCTGAACAACGCCTTGGCGGCGATCGTCAGCGGCAACAGCGGCGCATCGGCCCCCAGCACGACGTTCGCCTACCAGTATTGGGTGGACACCAGCAGCAGCCCAGCACTGCTGAAGCAGCGCAACGCAGCGAACAACGCATGGGTAACGCTGGGACCTGCGGGTGAGAACACCAACAGCCTTCTGTTCACACAGAGCGGCGCCGGAGCTGTTGCTAGGAGTCTCGACAGCAAGCTTAAGGACGTTGTGTCCGTTAAGGATTTTGGCGCGGTTGGAGACGGAGTGGCGGATGATACCGCTGCCATTCAAGCTGCTATCAACGCTGCTGTATCC